ACCAGCCAATCCCGCACGATGCCTGGTGCTCTGCGGCCTGCGCATAGACGTGGCGTGCACTCGACTGGTACTGAATTTGACGGATCAGACCATCATAGATGCGGGCAAGCTCGGGATCGCTACCGTCGTCCTCGGGCGCCACTTTGATTGAGAACTCAGCCTGCCGGATGTCGTTGGTCACCTGTCGCACGAACTGAGGCAGGCGGTTGAACGTCAGCATTGGGCGGTTGGCCGCCTCACGTTCACGGCGGATGGCATCGGGCCACTGGTTACCGGCCAAGAACGACAGATCCGACGCCGAATCCCTCCGGTTGTCGCGGTCGTGCGTCCATGAATCCTCGATGAACTCGCGCGCCTCTTTGACGATGGCGGCTTGCTCGTTCGCGGATAGCTTTTTGGAGGGCTTGCCGTAGTCGGCCAAGAGAATTTAATTCCTCATGTCCAAGTGTCAGGCCGGGGATCGGCGACACTTCGCGGAATGGTTTTCTACATTCGCAGCCAGCCGGAGCCGCCACCGTTGCCGGTGAAGGCGTCCGACCAGTCATAAGCATCAGACTTCACGATCAGCGACGGGAACAGCTGGGTCAACGCCCACACCAGCGCGTCCGCACGGTCGCCGGTTGTGGCGCCAGCGATGCCCATTGGGGTAAACAGCACCATCTGATCTTCCAAGTCCGCAAACGCTCCGACGTGGGAAACGCGGCCTTGCTCATATAGGGCGCTGATAGGCTCAGCGCGGGTTACCTTCCCGCGGGATGCGTGTACCTCGATGACTGCGACGGTGTCGCGAACCGCGCGGATAACTTCGCGCACCATATCGCCGCCTTGGTTGGTCTCGACGACGATGGCGTCAGCAGACCAGATATCAACGCAACCAACGGCCCTGCGCGCCCATCCTTGAGGGCTCAGAGCACAGGATTGATCGTCCAGAACGTAGCCGCGCCCATCGACGCCAAGGCCAGCAACAATAATTCCTGTTTCTGCTGTGCCGTCGCTTTTTGCGTTTTCCTGGCTCTTAGCAGCTGGGTCGATGGCTACCACCACGCGCTGCATGTCTGGCAGCTTGTCGCCTTTCTTGCGGCGGCTCTTGTCGAGGATTTCTCGAGTCCACAAGGCGCCTGGCACATCGTCGAGAACTTCGGCGTTAAGCTCCTGCCGACCAAGCCGCGTCCCTTCGTATTTCTGCCGAATGTTGGCAAGAAAGCTGCCGGCTAAGTTGGCTGCATTGTCGAACGTCGATCCGCGCGTGATGACTGTGCGCTTATCCGCCATGATTTTTCGCAGGAGAGCAATTGGCCGCGGCGTCGTCGTGATAAGCTGGCGAGGATCGGAGCCAAGCCGAAGTCCGAACTGCAGCATGTCCCATGTCTCTTCGGCGTATCGCCATTTGGCCAGCTCATCACACCAAGCCAGATCTTGTTGAGGGCCGCGCAGCTGATCGGGCTCTGTGGCGTTGAACAGAGTAGCAACCGCTCCATTCGGCCACGTTACCCGACGCTTAGACGGTTCATAGATTGGGCGGAATGCCTTTGGATGCACTGCAAGCAGCCCGCTATCTCCTTCAACCAGAACGTCGCGGCAGTCTGCGGCGGTCTCGGCAACCAGCGCCACCCTTTTGTATCGGCCTGCTCCGTGCGGCGTGCCCCCACACACCATGTCGCGCACCCATTCCGACCCAGCGCGCGTTTTACCGAAGCCGCGGCCAGCAAGAATAAGCCACGTCAGCCATTGCCCATCTGGCGCCTGTTGTTCTGGACGAGCCCAGAACGGCCAGTGGTGCAGTAGATCAGCCTTCGTTTGTTCCGGCAGGCTCGCCAGGTGTGCCGTTATCTCGGCTTCTGGAAGCTGCGCCAAGGATTCTGCGGGTGAAAGCATCAGCGTCGAGTGTGATTTCCTGCCTTATGGGTTCATCGTCTTTTGCGCCGCCGACGTGTGCGAGCTTTTCGCGCCAGTCGTTCGGAAAGCGGGCCGCCATGGATCGCGACCACATGGACGCTTGGAAATGCTGAGCCTGTAGGTTGCGGCGGCCCTTACGTTCCCACCAAACTTGCTCAGCTTCCTTTGCGCGTGCCATGGCAACCCGAAAATCTTCGTGTGCTGCTTCCCAGCGCTGCAGCGTTGTCGTGCCTACATCGAGTTCATAGGCAATTTCGACGCGAGATTTTCCTTTCTTGCCAAGGTCTAAAACCTTGGTGCAGTACTCTGGGTCGTAATCGCTCGGTCTACCTGGTGGCATGTTTCACGTGCAACTGTTGTTGATGGTTAGCCAATCACCCTGCGCTGCGTAGCATCGGCCACCCGCGATGCAAATTCGGTGTCCGTCTCCCAGTTGTTGATTATGAGACTACGCGTGCGAGCAGCGGTCTCGGCGTCGGGAGCACGGCCACGCGAAAAGCCGGTGGTGGGCTGCGCTCGGTGCAGCGCGTCCCCAAATGCCAGATAGAACGCGAACGGCGGCAAAAACGTCGTGACGATGGCGATTAGCAAGCCAATGCCGATCTGAGCCCATGTCAGAGCTTCTTTGCCGGGCTCCAAGCTGACAGTAGCAAGCTGGGAGACAAACTTGGTCTGATTGACGATGGGGCTCGACTTGTACTCAGTGACGGCAGCGCTTGCGCGGCTCTTGTCGATAAGGGCCTGCGTAGCGTTGATCTGTTTGATGAATTCGTCGGCTTGCTCGGCAATGGCGATGCGTTCCTCGAGGCCGGCTTTGTCCTTCATCAGCGCCAGGCACTTTGTTTTGCAGCCGCCGCGTGCGGTCTCAAGGTCGATGGCCTTCTGAGCGCTGTCGAGCTGGGCGCGCAAGCCTTCCGCCTTAGTGGTGGGCGCCCATCCGTGCTGGGCAGTCAACGTCTTCATCCGATCCTGCCACATGACCAGCGCGGCCTTGTGGTCGACGACCTGATCGCGGGTGTCGCTGTATTTGACGTTCTGGACGCCAGCCATCTCGGTGTTTTCAACGCGAGTGCCGACCGTGTAGCCGACATGCGAAAACAACTCAGCGCCAAGAAACACGAAGGCGAGCGTGGTAAGAAACCGCGTCATCCCGATGCCGAGGCCGTTACGGCGCAGATGGTCGATGGCCGTAAACATGACTGCGGCGAGAATGGTGAGCAGTGCCAACGTGATGCCGTGCGCCAGCGTCATGGCTGCGCCAAACGAGAACGACATCCAGGCGCCTGAAATCAGGCCGACCGTTCCAACGGCGATCAGGATGTGTTTGATGCGTTCGATGTCTGTCATGTGTGTGTCTCCTGTGCGTATCGGTGGAGACGCGGACTAATGCAGTGATGAGGTGATCGGGTCGAGGTCGGCCAAGTCTGGCATCTGGTCCCAGGCTTCGGCCAGCATGTCGCGGACCATGGATTGAGCCTCGAGATACCCGATGCCGGCCGACTTCAATTCGTAGGCGATGGCGTCAATGACGTCTGGCAGATCGGGCTCGTCATTCACGGGATGACCGCTGCGGTTAGGATGCCGGCGAGGAACAAGTCAGCGGCGGCAAGGCGCATCGGCACGACGCCAGACATTTTGAGCAGCCCGGCGATCAGGAACGCGATGGCGATGAGCTTGCCGGGGGATGTCGGGATCGTCATAGGCCGGCCTTATAGGCTGCGATTAAAAAACTGGCGATGCTGGTGGCGATCATGACGACCATGACGATTTGGCAGGTTCGATCAGTCATTGCCATTGGGCCACTTGCTCAGCCAGTCGGTGGCGAAAAACACAACCCCTAAAGCGACGTAAACAACGGCAGCGCTAACGATGATGCGGCCGAGGGTCATGGAACGGATGAACACAGCTTGTCCCGCGACGCAAAGCCCATCAGCGGCCACAACTGCCTGATTGCGTCCTCGCGTGCGAGCTTGGCGCCGAAATCAGCATTGACGTTCTTGTGACTGGCCGACTTGCCGATGACGGTGCATCCGTTCTGCGTCACCAAAATGCAGACGGTCAGCATGGCCAGCGGGTCCGGTAGCGATGCGGGACGTGGAAACTGCATGGCGTCCAGCGCTTTGTTAGCGGTGAAGCTGTATTCCTCGGCGATGGAACCCTCGATGTCAGCCAGTGACACGCGCGGGGCGACGGTAACGGCGGCCGACGCAGCTTCCGAGGCTTCGAGGCTTCCAGTGCTCAT